ATTCTGTTTAACGTTCTTTGTCAGAATTTCATATAATTTTTCTTGTGGTTCAAATGCCCAAATTTTAGAATCTGTATTGAACCCCGCGTAGCTCACAGTGTGGCACCCAATGTTCGCACCGACGTCTACAATGTATTTAGATTTCTCTACATATGGCTTCAACATATCGTTGATTATGTGATGTTCAAAAACTTTTCCAGAACACATGTGATTACGGATCCAACAATCCTCTACATCTATGTCAAATATTCCATTGGGTGTTTTAATCATACTACATCTACTACCCCACCACCCTTTAAATTACATCAGTGTGTCATATAGGTTTGTATTTGATGGAGAAACATATCTACCATCTTCCCATCGGCTATCCTGCTTGTCCACAGACTTGATGTGCCATAGGGCCACAGAAGGATCCGCTTGGAGGACCACAGACTTTTCGGCACCCACCACATTTTCATGCAATTCCCTACTATAGTATATACACCCAGGTGCATTTTTGAAAATTCTACATTGGTAGTCTGGCCAGTTTATCCACCCAACCTCATTCGTTTTAAATTTACATTCTCTCAACCAGTGTTCCAGAGCCCCGGGGTGAATGTTTATACGGGGAATCGATATTAAATCAGCCCCACTTTCGTCGATCATCTTCTTTAGACCCTTTACGAGTTTTTCTTGGGGCATCTCATCGGGGTCAACCACAAAAATATAGTCACCGGAACACTTCTCCAAATGAAAGTTGCGGTGCTTTGTAAAATCACCACAAAAGTCTCGCTCATTTACAATTATATCATCCCTAAAGTGCTCAAGAACACGGTGGACCGATGCAGTCACATGAAGACTGTCAACCAAAATATTCACTTCGTCACACGGATCCTTAACCTTCTTTAAAAATGAAATAAGTGAATACAAATCTTTAGACTCGTTACAAACTGTTATAGCATATGAAATCTTCATTATTGAAATATAATTTTATTTTTTTAAGTATATAAAGACTATCACTTATTTTTATTAATGAATATGTATTCGATAAATGAACCAGATTGGAAAGGTAAAAAGTCAAATCCCGATGGACAGGTTATCATCGGCGATGGCACGGAAATAAGAGAATATGTTGTTATTAATAAACCAACTGAAAGTTACACAAAAATAGGTAACAATTGTTATATCATGAGTCAGGTATTCATAGGGCATGATTGTGATATAGGTGATAACGTACAACTAAACCCCGGGTGTAGTATCGCTGGATTTGTAACCATAGGTGATAATAGTCATGTGGGTATGAACGCGTCTGTACATCAGAGATCTATCATAGGTAAATATTGTATGATAGGTGCAGGTAGTTTTTTTAAGGGTGAGTCACCCGATGGTATCGTATGGGGTGGAGTTCCCTCAATTCCTATAAAGGTCAATACAATTGGAATAGAAAAATCTTCATTATCCGATAGTGATAAAAAATCACTTATCGAAGTTGGTGAACAATTCATTGACAATTTCAAGAGTTCTCGCAATATCTAATGGATACCCCAAAGAATTCTTGGAAAAAAACAATTGGATGTTAGACACTATAGCATCTTTAGATTCGACGTGACCCAAATTTTCAATATAATGAGGTTCTTCTGAAGACCATCTATACACATCATCCACACAATACACACCAATGTTCCGCAGTTTTTTACATGAAGAATTACTAACTTCTATATTAAATGTAATACCATTTTTACTGTTACCATTTATTAATACAGACATACTACTCGCATACGTTACATTTATATTTTCTAAAATATCTTTCGTTTTAATTAATAAGAATGTTAAGATTGATATAGGATGAACAGCTAAATCTGTTACTATGTTTACATCTCCAGGTATCATTGAACCGTCATTCATCCACTTCATTTCAATGTGTTTTATGTCACTCACACCCCCTAAATGTTTTATAGCCTCGTGTTGAAGCCATGTAAAATCACAATATAAGAAAACATCGTCCGGTTTCTTAGAAAATATATCGAGTGTATGATCTAGCGTATCACATATAGGTTTCTCTACCCATATATTTTTAACACCCTTCTGGAATAGTTCCAATAGAATGGTATGGTGTGTACTCGCAGGTGTTGTAATAAACCAATACCCATCCACACTTTGTACATCAGATATATTCTTGAAATCACTACTTGGATTAAATGGATCGATAGTAATCAGTTCCTCGAGAAGAAATTCTTTCAATTTACTTTGAATAATTTTACCAAAATACCCCAACCCCACTATTACACATTTCATTATTAAAGATAGGCTACTTATCTTTAATAATGAGAGTACCATTTAACGACTTGAAAAGAATCCACTATCCACTCAGGAACAAATTTCATCAAGATCTCGACACAGTTTTAGAATCCAGTGGGTTTGTGGGTGACACAATGTTTGCTGAAAATTTTAGGAGATATACAAAGGCTCGGTATTGTGTTACATGTAATAGTGGCACCGATGCATTATACATAGCAATCAAGGCTCTCGAACTTGAAGATAATTCAAAGATTATAGTTCCCGCAATTTCTTATGCGGCTACAGCTATGGCAGTTGTGAATGCTGGACATATACCTGTGTTTATGGATGTAAACCCTAAAACAGGGTTAATTGATCTCAAAGATAAATATAACCAAATAGATGACGACATTAAATGTATAATCATAGTTCATTTATTTGGACAATGTGCTACTATTCCAAAAGATGTCAATATTCCAATCATAGAAGATTGTGCACAAGCACATGGTTCGATGATAAATGGACACCACGTCGGAACGATTGGTGACGTCGGTTGCTTTTCTTTTTACCCAGGTAAAAACTTGGGGGCACTCGGTGATGGTGGTGCGTGTATAACAAAATCATCCACACTTGCCACCAAAATGAAACAATATGCGAGTTTGGGTGCCCCAGCACATAACCGATATGAACACCAGACAGATGGTGTAAATAGTCGTATGGATGGAATGCAGGGATTGTTCTTATCAACAAAATTAAAATATATTAATGAATGGACAAGTGAAAGAATTGGTGTTGCGACAAAATATAACGACGCACACACATTTCCTAAAAGAAGTTCTGTCGGTAAAGATGTTTATCACGTTTTCTATACACTACAAGATAATAGAGATTCTTACATCGAACATATGAAGAAAAATGGAATACAAACCGGTATCCACTATCCCATTTCATTACCAGAATTAGAATGCTTTAGAGAGTTTCATGTTGAATGTAAACATGCAAAGGATTTTTGTTCTAAATGTGTCAGTTTGCCTATGTTTCCATACATGACAGATGATGAAATAAAAGCTGTATTAGAGAGTCATAAAAGTTTTCCCCATTTGGAAGAATAAATGTTCATCTCATCCAGGATATATTTTTTTTTCTATAGGTATAATAAACAATGGCTGCTCTCGGAGCTCTCGGAACTATGTCTGCTATGGCGGGTGGCGCAGCGAACACCGTTGCCGCCGGTGTCGTCCCAGTTGGTCAGGGATCCAAGCTTAAGATTGACACGATGACTATTGTCGTGACCCTCATTCTCGCCGTCATCTACATGATCACAGCGGCCGCCGGTATTGGTACATTCTCGAATTGTCCAGAACTCGCGGATAAGAAGATTCACCAAAATCTCAGCCGCCTCCTCTCCGCTACCCTCGCCATTGCCCTCGCCATCCCATTCACCCTCTTCGTGGCCATGGTTTCCAAGGCCAAGTTGACTGGGGTCCTCACCCTCGTGTACTCCGTCATGGGTATCATCGGTAGCGCCATCGCCCTCAACTACTCCCGCAAGTGTAACGCTGGCTCAGAGGACAAGAAGGTCTCTACCGCTTACAACTCTCTCAGCCTAATCACCTTCATCGTCGCACTCATGGTCGGTGGTTTCCTGGTCTACAAAAAACCTAAGTTTGCTTAAATGAGACCAGTCGCTGTAAATGTCTATATCCTGATGATGCTCTTGGCCTACGTGATGCGCAGGGCAGGAACATTTTCATTAGAAGAAAAGGTAAAATTAATTGAATATTTAGGTTACATGGCGCTCAATCCAAATAGAGTGGCAAACCCAAGCATGGCCAACCTACCATTCTTAAGCTCAGCCTCGGGGGTGAAGGACCAAAACTCCTCCTCCTCGAAGCCCTTGACGGTGATGGCAGACGCCGCAGCTAGGGTCGTAACAACACCAGTGGCGGCCAATGCATACATTGGATCCTCACACTGCTGAATGATATTCTCCCCCGACATCATCCAATCCAGGGAACCCCAAAGAATGCCTTGCATCGCGGCACGTCCATTGACGACCTCCGCAAAACGCGCGGCCTTGTTTGGAACCTTCGAAGGTGTTGGGACCGGGCGGGTCGTAGACTTCCGGGACGCACTCGCCCGAGTGTCGTAACGCTTCACATAGGTAGGCTTGAGTTGGGCAATGGTAGACATTTTATACTTCTCATTCACTCCGAATCTTTAAGTCTTTTTGTTCTTTCAATAAAATCTTATTCAAAATATACAACTGAACACAAATACCTAAACCAGTTGCAAGAGTCGTCGCATTAGTTCCTATCGTTCTGTATTGATATACAAACCATAAACAACTCGTGAATAAACTCAAAAGTATAATATTCTTACGTTCAACACTAACAAAGTCAGCCTTCTTAACCTCTGAGAACATCTCAACAAAACTTAAACTAAATGCCAAAGTTGATATAGCTTCGTTAAAGTTCATATATTATTATGACAGATTATTATACAAATGGATTCTATTTTACAAAAATATGCTGGAAAAATTTCAGCCAAAAGTGTCGTCAAGTTAGTTGAAGAACTCCGTGTCGAGTACATCGATGATGGATTGACCAAAGAGGATATTCCACCGATCGTGTCCCGACTCGTCTTCGAAGTCGCCAAGTTTAAGAGACTCCCTGGTCCCCAAAAGAAGAAACTCGTGATATCAATCCTTAATCATATCATCGAACAAATTGACGCAGGTGAACAGGATAGTGACTTTGAAGTTGTTCTCAAGTCGATGGTCCCCCCAATTATCGACAGCTTTGTCACCATGATGAAAGCTCAAAAGTCCCTAATGAAATTGTTTCCCTGCTTATAAATACATATAAGGAATACCGATGTACATAAATATATGAGATTCCCAACACTTGAAATTATGGTCCAGTATGGACTTTACACAGTAAAGGAACTAGAACGTTTTGCCAGGGGATTAGTCCCGAAAAAGAATATCAATACCCTAAGTGAATGCACGAAGTGCTCTTTTGTACACATTGGGAATTCTTGTACCAACTGTGAAATATGAAATATTGTACAGTCACAAGTTATATGTCAAAGGGACCTGTGATTGTTAGTAACAATCATATGTGTTCAGAAAGACAACTCATCAGGCACCTCTATAGAGAATGTATGAAAAAGGGTTACAAACCTCATCAATTTACAGACTGGTTACATAGGAAACATGGAGAGTTGGTGGTTTCTAGACGGAATATCCATGGTGATGCTATATCACTTCCATGTGTCATATGTAGAAAAGCTATGGAAAAATTTGACATTAGGTGGAAGGCCCATGATGGGTGTCAGTGGGTCACTAGTAATTGCGCCCCCCCATCGAGACCCACCAGTAAACAAATGAGAAATTTAGGATTTGGGAGTTATGATCAAGCCCAATGCTGATTCCAAATTGTTATGATTTCGTTTTAGTGGTTTATTTCTCTTAAGTTTCAATGAACTATTATCAGATGTCGCATTTTTTATTTCATTCATCTTTTTCGTGTTTGAAATAAATGGTATCACATTTTCAACCTTTGGTTTCGTTTTGATAGGTTCAGGTAAAGATTCTGAAACATCTTTAGTTAAATTATTTCTAAATTCCTCAATCGAAAGGTCACCCCCAAATACTTTCAAACTATACCTCCAAGGAGCCTTTTTTATAGAACCTATCTGATTAAACATTTGTTTTCGCATGAGTACTATATTTCCACACACGAGACCACCCCTATTTATCCCATATGTATCTATGGTATAAGATTTCATACAACTCCAAGAACAAAATTTACCAGATGTTTGAAATACCTTTGTTCTATCGTCATATTTATGGGGCATACTTAAAGGTGCCCACTCAAATGGATGACAACACCACCAACACCACATAGTAAAGCGACTTATTTTCTCTTTAATAGGATTAACATAAGTAGACAACAGCACATTGAACAAGTTGAACTTACAGATAGATAGGTTAGGTTTTTAACATTATCATCCTTCCAGTCAAATTTTTTAGGAAACCTTGTAATTGGTAGCGTGTCCAATGGAGGTTTGTCAAATGGTGGGTACCGCTTCTCTTTGAAGAAATCAGGATCGTATTCATCTTCTCCCAAATCATCAATCGCATCGTTATTTAACACATCGCTAATGGTGACACTTACAGGATTACCCTTCAGAGCATCGAATGGATATTCACCATTTACAAATGATTCACTCACAATTTTATTATCAGGTGTTAATAATTCCACCGCGACAACATCAAATGTACCACACCCACTTACAGTCAACGTTTCACCTATTAAATTCATACCCTCTGGGATTTCATGTTTCTTTTCACCACTAAAAACCAATTCTCCTAACGTGACCTTACAAGCCATTATTATATTGTAAAGTTTTTTTTTCTCAGGGAAATGTAATAACACAATGGGTGGAGGAGGTTCCACAAGTCAAAAAGTTGAACAAACTTTCAATATGAAATCGATTAACAAAAGTATTTACACTGAAATTAATTCCAATATGACAGAGTCTCTCGCAGATCAGGTAAACATGCAAAAGCTGGTTGTTCGGTTGACAAATGTTGAAGGTTGCTCGGCAAATTTTGGACAAAAGATTGATGCGTCGACACAATCTGTATCACAATTTAAAGATGAACAAGTACGGGAAATAAAGAACGCAATCACCAATGATATGCAGGCGTCAGCCAGTGCCGCCCTTGAAAAGACGTCACAGATGGGTAACTTGTCTGACCTCGGTTTGGGTGGAGACACCGATATGGAAATTAAGCAGAATGTGAAGATGGAAGTTCAAAATATTATTGAAAATACAATTACAACTAACAATGTCAACCGCGCTGTAGCTAAACAAGTATCTGTACAAGATGGCGTTCTCACAGTCAACGGTTTCAGGTGTGCAGAAGGTGGGTCTATTAACTGGAACCAGGATATGGTCGCGGTACTTGCGTCCAAAGCCATCACGGATCAGCTTACCCAAAGTCTCGCGGAAAGTAACACCGTCAATAAACTTGCGGCGTCAGCTGATGCCACTGGCACCAAGAAGGATGGTGGTATCGCAGAAGCGGCTGAAGGTATCGGTCAGGGTTTTGCGAATGTGGCGGAAGGTATCGGAACGGGAATCGGAAACGTCATGGGGGGTGGTCAGATGGCTTCGGCGGCATCTGCATGTGTCCTCTGCATCGCCATTCTCGCGGCTCTTTATTTCATGATGTCCCCAGCTGGACAGGGTGCCACCAAGAACTTTATGAAGAAGCGTAAGTAATTAAATTCCATTTGTAATTATAGCATCAACATCATACGTATACATATATTCCAACTCCTTTGGTTCCTTATGTGTATATGTGTAGACCCTAATATTTTTAGACTTACAGTAGGTTATAAACTCATGATCGAGGCATGTCCAATGAACGACCACCATCGATAAATTCCGAGTGATCATATCATACTCTCTCGGGTGGAAAGTTGTTTCAAATGTAGAACCCTTCTTGTAATAATCTGGTAGAATCTTTAGAATTCTTCGATTGAAACTACAAAATGTAACTCTTTCCGTTGATCTTCTCATGTAAAAATCCTCAAGTGCCCCGATCACCTCGATGTTGTTACCCTTGATGTCAAGAATGAGATCCTTGTAAATTATTTTGGGTAATTTGTCGTACACTTCTTGGAGAGAACATATTCCAAACTTTTTTAGAATTTCAAAAGAAGTTTCTGATATGAAATAATTATCAATGTACACATCGTGGTATAAAATAATTTCCCCAGTTCCACAAAGTTGAACATCAATTTCAATTCCATCGTACCCCAAATTTATTGCCCATAGTATCGCGTTGATACTATTGTCCCTGTACTCCAATGAATACCCACGGTGGGCTATATACCTCATTAACTTAAAGAGATATTTAAAGTTTTAACTAATGATTCTCTCTATTGATGTGGGTATAAGGAATTTGGCGATGTGCCTATTGGATGAGGACTCTGGTAATCTCGTTAAGGAATGGGATGTTGACGGAATTCCACCACAGCACAAGGATGGTGTGTATGTTTCTATGAGGGACCACCTCGATGAGAGACCATGGGTCCTCGAGGCTAAGACAATTTTGATAGAGAAACAACCTGAACGTAACAAGAAGATGGTGTCTGTCATGCACTTCCTTCACGCATACTTTATAATTAGGTGCCCCCAAGCTGAAACAATTCTATATGATGCTCGTCACAAAATACCAGATGTTGCGGGACCCGGGAAGGCGCAGTACAACAAGAGAAAGAAGGTATCCATAGAAAGATGTGAAGCCTTTATCCGTGATGGACCTACCAATGCACATTGGTTGCCCACTTTCCTCAAGTCTAAGAAGAAAGACGACCTGGCGGACACCGTCATGCAGGCACTTTCTTTCGTGAATAGGAAGGAGGTCACCCCGGCCTCCAAGAAGAAAAAGACAACAAAGTTGGTAGCAAGGAGACCCAACGAAAATCAAAAAGCTACAAAATATTCAAAATCAAATTTGGCTTGGATATATTTGAACAAAGTTGATTGCGAAGTCCTCGAAAATAATAAGAGGTTCATGAAGGATTTGAAGAGGTACTACAAGAATGTTGGTGACTTGATTAAAGAAATAAACGGATAAATAATTATAATGGAAAAAGTTTTGGATCATGGATTTGTTAGGCTCGTTGATTATATGCCTCAAAAAGATTTGGATTCGTCCATCGTACAAGCAGCCCGAGTCTCGTATGGAGATGGGACTAAGTCCACACGAGGAGATAGGGGTCTCATACGATACCTCCTTCGCCACTGGCATACGACTCCGTTCGAAATGGTCGAATTCAAGTTTCACATTAAGATGCCCATCTACATCGCAAGACAACATATGCGACATAGAACAGCCTCAATTAATGAGCTATCCGCCCGTTACTCCGTCGTACCCAAGGAGTATTATGAACCAGATACTCTGAGGGGGCAGTCCCAAGTAAACCACCAGGGGTCGGAAGGTGTCGTAGACGTAGGGGAGGAACTCAATGGAAAGGTATCCCAACACCTGACCCATGCCTTTGAGGTCTACGAGGAACTCCTAGAGGGTGGAGCCTGTCGTGAACAGAGTCGTGGGGTGCTCCCACAGTCTACCTACACCGAGTTTTATTGGAAAATGAACCTCCACAATCTCATGCACTTTCTCCACCTGAGGATGGACGACCACGCCCAAAAAGAGATCCGCGACTACGCCACCGCCATTTACGACTTAGTGAAGCCCCTAGTCCCCGTCACGATGGAAGCCTTCCTAGACTTTAGGGTCAATGCGATGCATCTCACGGGCCCCGAGATTGAAGCCCTCCAAACTGGGAAGGCCATAGAGAGCCCTGGGGAGAGGAGGGAATTTGAGGAAAAACTAAAGAGGTTAAAAATAAATGTCCCTACATAATAAATGCTTGCCATCGCAACTTCGCCAACTATTTTCGCCAGTAAAAAGGGCTTCAAGAGGCTCAGTAAAAAAATCAAGAAGGATCGGGATATGGACGTGGACAAGATCAAAGGTAAATTGAGTGATATTGTCCGCGATGAGCAGAGGAGGCTAAAGGAATACTACAAGGAACATGAAAAACTTGTCAAGAAGGATGAAAAGTCCAAGCCCAAGAAGAGTGTAAAGAAGTCTATCGATCTTTACGAAAAGTAAACCATATCGCACCCAATATAAACACACCAGCCAATGGTGTATCGTGAAACCTCTCCGCCAATACAGCACAAATTATACTGTATTGAACTACCCGTATTTCCTGCCTCGTTTTAACCATCGACCGTCTCATAGATGCTCTGGATTTCTCCAAACCCAGAACAGCTGTGCTTATCTTCCCAATCTTAGAGGGAATCTCCGTCGTCTTCATAAACATTTCCCCCAAGTCGAATGATTCCAAGAACTGCTGTTGAATCATGGGTTCCAGGTAGGTGAAGTAATTAAACTCTGGATCCAACTGAATGCATATACCCTCTATGAGAGAGAAGGACTTCGCCAGGTAGACGAAACTTGTTGGTACGACGAAGGGTTTCTCCATAGCCAGCTCAGCGGCGAGTTCATCGTTTACGATAGCACCCCCATCCAGGGTCTCCAGGTACCCAAGGATGCTCTCAAAAAAGAGTTCGATGTCGGATATATCCGTAGACGTTGGAACGATGACCCCCAGGCGTATTAAAATTTTCACTATCCCAGAGGTGTCCCTATTTACAATACAAAAGAAAAGGTCTTTGAAACCTTCTCTGAGTTCATCCGATAGTGGGATGACTAATCCGAAATCGTAGAAGACCAGCTTACCATTCCTCGAAATACCCAAGTTTCCGGGGTGTGGGTCAGCGTGGAACAAACCCGCCTCCATGGTCTGTATGACGTATGAATTCACCAGGGCTTCACACACCTTTATCTTGTTGATTTTATTGTCCTTGATTTCGGTAATCTTATCTGTTGGTACATATTCCATTACAATCATTTCATTCGTACAGTATTTTTTATACACCCGTGGAATCTTAATCCATTCAACATCCTTCAGAGACCTCTTAAATTTGATCGCATTATCAACTTCTTGAATATAATCTGCTTCACCCAAAAGATATTCAATCGAATCATTGAGAACAAAGTCTGAACTATTCCCAGTATCAATCCCCAGAGATTGAACTATTTTTAGAATTTGTTTCAAAGTTTCTGTGTCGGATTGCATCGTATCATAAATACCCGGTCTTTTCAATTTTACAACTACGGGTTTCCCATTTTGGAGGGTAGCTTTGTGAACCTGACCAATACTCGCAGACTTAAAGGGGATATCATCAAAGTCACTGAAAATATCTAGATCAATCTGTTCCCTAACCAAATTATAATCAAAGGCGGGAACGTCATCTTGGAGAGATTCAAGTTCACGGGTAAACTCTGGGGGGTAGAGGTCCCCCCTCGTGGACGCAATTTGTCCTAATTTTACAAATGTTGGACCAAGATCGAGAAGTTGATCTTTTGTCCATCTCCCAAGCTCCGATTTATCTTCCATAAAACGCTCTTTCCACAGGAATTTGGCGGCAAACTTCCAAGTTTTTACCTTCTGTTGAGTTGGTTTGGGTAAGGGTTTTATTACAGTCAACATACCTATCATATGAAGATATTTTTTAATATCTACTAAAAGTAGAATGAAGATTCATATAATTGGTGCCGGCCCAACGGGAATGTCCCTCGCTTGGGAGATTATTCACTCAGGTGAAGAACACGACATAACAATTTACGACAAAAAGACATCAGCTGGTGGTTCGTGGTGGGAACCCGAAACTGGTCTGAGAGATATTCACGCACATAGACTTGTATTTGATAAAGCCTTTGTAAATACTAAATCCCTCTTTGAAGAAATGAATATAAATTGGAATGATGTTTTCGAACCATCTAAAGATGGTGGGGGACATACCACATTTCTAAAAAATTCTCTTGGTGTAAAAGATTATGGTATACTGTTGACCCTCATATTCAAAGTTTTTACACAACCAGGTAAATACAGGGGTATTAGTTTAAAAGATGCAGTGGGGGCGGTGAGTGAGGGTGCTAAAACCCTTCTCGAACATCTTCCTCTTATAATGGACGGTGTTACATGGGATGTCATGTCAGCCTATGAGTTTGTAAATAATCTCAATCACGTGGCTCTCTCAAAACCCTATACACAAAAGGGTTCTGGACGTTTTATGTGTGATGAAATGGAAAATGCTCTCATTGAAGCTGGTGTAAATTTTGTTTACGATGTTGAAGTTGAAAAGGTTGAATATATGGATGATACATATAAGGCTTCATTATCCAACAATACGATTATTGATGATGGATATTTATTTTTATGTATAGACAATAGCCCAGCTTTAAAACTTTTGGGAGATAATTGGGGACCCGAAGCTGATAAAAAGGTTCGTGAAAGTACATACGGAGCCATAAATGTTTTACTTGATTATAACGAACCTGTAAAAATAAAATCCGATCTCGAGATCGCTGCGACAACATCTTGGAATTTACAACCTAGAGTGTTATCGGACGGGAAAACTATATCATGTGTTATATGCAAAATAACTAGAGAAATTCTATCTAATACCCCCGAAATGTTAAAACTTGAAGTTATTGAACAACTTGGTTTACCACCACCAGAAGATATAAGAATTGGGTGGGGTGCAGACTGGAATGAAAATGATGGGTGGACCTTTTCACAATCCTCGGGAGTTCTCAGTCTATATGGACAGCTCCCTTTTTTTGGGAAATGCTCCAAAGTTGCCATGTGTGGTATGATGTCTCCCAGACATACACCATATTCGAGTATAGAATCTGCGGTGGAAGTTTCTAGGTCACTTAGTCACCAATGTTTTGGAACACGAAAACCTATAAAACCATTTACAGTTAGTCAACTTGTAATCCTTTTACTTATGATACTTATAGTTATAATTTTAGTATATCGTAATAGACATCAATGAAAATTTCAGCATCCGTTTACGAACCAATGTATGAATACAATGGGAAGATGTATATCCGTTTTTTAATTCCAGAAAATATTTCAAAAAAAATATACACTGTTCATCTTTATAAACAACACCTTCTCACAACGACTGGTACACCAGACAACCCCCTAGAAGGAAATATCCTCAAAGTGAAAGTTCCATTTAGATATAGACGGGTGATGTGCGAAGTCAAAGGTAAACCTATACAGTCGTTAGTCAAGGGAGACGAAGTGGAGATTGAAACTGAATTTAAGGGATATTGGAATGTTGGAAATCACTCAGGATTTACCTGGATTCTTAAATCTTCTGAATATATTTAAAGTTTCACTATGATATTTAAGGATATGACAGTTCTCACTAGAACTGGGTACCTCACGGATGGGGGACCCCTCCAAGAAATTAAAAAAGAACTTACCGTAAGACCTATAGTCAATGGAGATTATGGATTTCCGCCACCACCTTTTAAAGTTTTTAAAACGACTAAAAATGGTATCTGTGTCCCGCGCTTCTATGGTGTCGAAAAACTTGGTGAACCCAAGGAGGACAGAAGACCCCAACCCACCCGGATTAGAACGAAGTTTGCCGGTACCCTTCGAGACGCAACACACCAAAATGAAGCACTTGCTGCAGCTCTTAAGGCGGGCCATGGCGTTCTCTCACTCCCGTGTGGTTTTGGGAAGACCACCGTATCCCTGGCAATAGCGTGTAAGTTGGGCTACAGGACCATGATTGTCGTTCATAAACAGTTCTTAGCTGATCAGTGGAGGGAGAGAATCCAACAGTTTTGTCCCGGGGCTACGGTTGGTGTCGTCCAACAGGATAAGAAACAGGTTGACTGTGACTTTGTCATCGCCATGTTACAATCTCTTTCCCTAAAGGAGTACAGCTTTTCGGACTTTGAAAGTGTTGGGACCCTCATTGTAGATGAAGCCCACCATATATGCGCCAAAGTATTCAGTCAGTCTCTCTTCAAGTTGTGTCCAAAGCATATTTTCGGTCTCTCTGCAACCCCAGAGAGGAAGGATGGACTCACCAAAGTCCTCCACTGGTTCATGGGACCCACATTCTTCGCCGTCGAGAGGAAAAATCAGGAACAGGTGGAGGTATTTACAGTCACCTACGAATGCTTCAATTACCGCAACCCCCCACCCTCTATGAGGAATGGAAAGATCTCTATGCCCAATATGATCACAGAGTTGGTCGAAGACAGAAATAGGAACAAAATGTTGGCAGAACTCGTAAAAAGGGCTTCAGCGGGGACGAGGCAACTCCTCGTTTTAAGCGATAGAAGATTTCATTGTGAATTTCTTCACCAATGTTTTCCAAAGAGCTCTGGGCTCTACATGGGTGGTATGAAAGAGAAGGATCTCCAAGAATCCTCAAAGAAGAAGATCATCTTCGCGACGTTCAGTCAAGCCCATGAAGGATTGGATATACCAACCTTAGACACTGTAATCTTAGCTTCACCCAAGTCTGACATTGTTCAAAGTATTGGACGCATCATGAGGGAGACCAAGGGTAAAAAAAATAACCCCCACATTTACGACATTCACGACCCATGGTCAGTCTTTACAGCGATGTACTATAAGAGAATGAAGGTGTACCGCCAAGGTGGATTCAAGATTCACGGAAAGGGGGGGGAAGAAAAGAAGAAGGATGACTTCCCTCAGGGAAAGTGTCTATTTTTATAATCTAATTAATAAATAAATGTCTGGTGCATTAATACAAATAGTATCTAAGGGTGTACAGGATATTTATATTACGAGTGAAGATGGTCATTCATTTTTTCGAACAAAATTTGCGAGATATAAAAATTTCTCACAGGCTCCCAAATTTATAAAAGAAATAACAGAAACCGATAATTCTATTACTATCCCGGTCTATGGTGACATTATAAATGCAATGTGGTTTGAAGGAACCGGGGAAGCTAACATTTCTTCAAATCTTTTTTACAATTCAACAATTGATCTTTACATTGGTGGTCAAAAGATTGATTCCCAACACTACGATTATTATAATGATATTTGGGCAAACTATTTAGCCGATACCTGGACTAAATCACAAGAAATAAACGTAAAATCAAATCCTGGTAATATCGCGTTTGTTCCTTTACACTTCTTTTTTTGTGATGGTGGGGCATATTTACCATTGGTAGCCTTACAGAATCACACAGTCGAAGTGAAAGTTAATTTCGATACAACTTACTTTAATGGACCCGGAGAAGCTAGTCTAACGGACGCACAAAAGAAAATTTCTGTATACGGGAACTATGTGTACTTGGACACAGATGAACGGGAGAGTTTTGTCAATCGTCAAATTGATATGATTATTACACAAGTCCAAAGAAATGAATATCCAATCGATTTTGGTACAACTAATTACAATAGCCTTGAGATTTCACAATTTAATCACCCCGTGAAGTCTTTATTTTTTGGATTTGGGACATTATCAGAAGAATTTGTAGATGACAGGTTTACATTTAAAACCTTAGATATCCAATTAAATGGATCACCCCTACTAGAAAGTATGTCTCCAATGTATTTTCATACAGTTGAAAGTTATTTGAAATCAAAATTTGCTCATATCGATTTTAGAGCAGACAATCGGGTAATGCTATACACAAGATATTTTCCATTCCATTTCTGTATGAATTCTTCGGAATATAGTCCCAGTGGAACATGCAACTTCAGTAGACTGGATAACGCTAAAATTATTATTAGAAATGCTGAAAAGGGGGTAAATAGGACAGATACACATATATTTGTATACGCGGTAAATTACAACATTCTCAGAATACAAAATGGTATGGCGGGTATTTTATTCGGTAACTAATATAGAGATGCCCCGTGTTCTTATTCTATCGGAACATATTTTCACAAAAAAACTCGATACTCCCCCAGTAAAGGTAGTCATAGATGCAGCAGCCCCGGCAGCGGGTGGTATCGACATGGGAAAAATAAAGACGGAGGAAGTATCAGCCGATAACTCAGCTGTTTTCCGAGCCGATACAACAGAAACAGCCGTCGGTGAACCTCAAACACAGCGCCTTACTTTACGTGCGGGGCAGACGGTGAATCCAGGTACTTCGAAAGTGAGTGAAATTTCTATGGGTGGTTCCACGTCGAACGTGGAAAACCAAAATATTACAGTCAAAACAAGGGGAACTGAACGATTGAAAATTAATTCTGAAGGTCATTCAGAATTTAAGGGTGGTGTCGTGACAAATGATGGTGATGGAGAAATGGCGTGTAAACGTTATTCTAACGTAGTAACAATCTCACCCAGTGCCCCACCTGCGGATAAAGCCATTACAATGGAATTCGGAAATGATGCGTTTTATGGAAGGGTAATTACCCAGTTGAGAGAAACTTCAAACCCTTCCAGTATAAGTACGATGATTTTAGAATTTCAGGGAGGAACAAGTGATGGAACACTCTCTAATGTACCGATAACTATAGGTATAAAAAAACTATTTGGTGGTGTAAACCCAAATCCATGGAGTCCAACTGTTACGACTACATTTAACACTATAACTATCACCCCTGTAAACACCACCGGGGTTGGATATTCATATGACATATATTCAAAAATACATTCTGCTCGTGGTGGAAAACTTCTCAACATCAAATCCGGTAGTACAGTTGTCACAGCTTTCGCATACTAAATTTACTTTGGGGGAAAACCCCTCGGTAGATTTATTACATTTACGCCCTGATGGAATCAGAGACGGCGAGAATAATCACGCCGACAATGAAACCCATGATGACGTAATTCATTTCAGTTTCTTCGCGACCAACCGTTGGCTCCTTAGGTTCCACCGGTTCTTCGACAACTTTCTGTTGTCGGACGGGAGGATCTACCTCCTCAAGCGGACAGTACGCTATCATTTATATAGTATTTAGAGATTAATTTCAGTCTTCTTTTTTCGTCTGGTCCTCTTAGCCTTTGTGGCCCCCACATTGACCTCCTTCACCTCACCACCAGTGGAATCACCAGAGACAGACATGATGTCGGAGACGTCTTCCTCTTCTTGGATTGTGGGGGGTGTAGTATTCATTGGGGGTGGAGGTGGCATCATGATGCCCCCCATCAAACTAGAAATGTCTAGACCTGGACCCTGCATCTCGTACTGCCCTGTCCCACCAACTGGGGCCTCTGTCGCTGGACCCCCAGGGTTTCGTGTTGTATTCTGAACAGCGTTCATCATATTCTTGACTAGGTCTGGGTTCTGCTTCATCACATCATTCATGTTGGGCATCACCGACTTGAACATCGAGTTGGTCAGGTGGAACATCATGGCCGAACCACCCAACATCATGATGAGCTTGACCTCTGGAGCTACACTGACCTTTGACCTATACTTGACGTAGAGTTCCTCAAATACACCATCATAGTCGTCAACATTCTCCATGATAGACTCAGACCACCCCTCCAATTGAATCTCGAAAGGGTTGTACCTCTTGTTGAGGAACTCTAGACCAGTCACACACGCCACCAACATTCGCCTAGAGAAACGAATAGACTGCTCCACATCGATGCTGTAGGTAATCCTCTTAACCTCAGCCCTGAGTTCCTCCACATTTGAGTATGCATTCAGGCGTTTGTTCACAGCGAATCCCTTCTTCTCGAGGCGTGCCAACTTGTTGATGAGATCAGACTTCTCCTCATCCACCGATGTGTATCCCTTAGAGGGTTGCTCACCTGGAGGGACACCATTCATTTGGGGCTCCCCATCATCATAAAACATAGGTTCATCCTCACCGTAATCAATCTCCTCCTCCTGTATAGGTTGCCTTGGAGCTGTTTGCTTATTGGGGTTTACAAAGGCATCCATCGTTTCCTGTTCTTGATGCATGGGTCTCTGTGGTCGATAAGGAGCGGGTCTGGGTACAGGCTGGGGACGGGGGGCTGAAATCTCAATTTCATCCATCAGGGCTTGCTCGTCGGCGTCCAATTTCATAACAGTCGTATGTCCACGGTCGATGATTATTTCTTCATCCATCTACTCTTTATGTAGAAACTAAAAAAATTACCTTTAACGCAGTTTATAAAAAATGTTGATACATTATAAATGTTCAAGTTCAATAAGACCAATAGGAATGCTCTCACATCCATCGTCATACTTTTTTCAATCATATCGGTTCTAGGTATCATGAAGAAAAGCAGATACCAGCCCATGCCAATCGAGATCGAAATTGTCAGTGACAAATCCATCTTCGATCTCGAGAACCGCATGGAATGTGTTCCGGGATCGGGTAAGGAAGACAGCCCCTACACAAAGAGCCTCACCCCAGGTGGTCTCTGTGGTGCCCAAAAGCTTGTAGGTGACCATGCTTCCTATAAGATTGCCGAAGGAATTGGTGGATCTTTAATCTAAACTAACTATAAATGGCTCTCATCACATCGCCAACGGAAATGATCCCAGACCTCAACTATGAGTATCACACAATCACAGTTGATACAATTGGTCAGTCCAGTGCAAATACGTTTACATGTTTTTTGAATCAACCACTCCACAATGTTGTTCAGGCCAGACTTTTGGCAGCAAGAATTAATACAGTTACACCTATCAATGGAACGGGTCACTGTTATGTTTCGATTGAAGAACTAGACTCTATTTTTTCTGACCGAGCGTCAAACGTTCTCAGCGGACAAGCCACTATGAGCGTGTTGCGAAATTCGTTTGCCAGTCTCATTACAACGGATGACACCGGACTCATTAGCTTTAGAGATAATTACCCAATCGCCACACAATATATAAATCCCATTCGAACGATTAGTCGTTTAACCATTAATATCCGAAATCAAGACGGTGTTCTCATTGAACCACCAAATCCAGCCGAAGGTAACTTTTTAGTCTTCCGTTTTGTGTGTAGGAAACCCAATCTGTAATTTTCTCCCCTTAGAGTAGTATACCATGTCTGCTGGTATTGTTCAATTGATCGCTATAGGTGCCCAGGATGAATATATCATGGGTAATCCCGAAATATCCTTCTTTAGTTCAACATTCAAAAGACATGCTAATTTTTCACAATCCACGGAAAAACAAACCATTCTTGGAGCGGTGAAAAATAATTCCTTATCCAGTGTTCAAATTGAAAAAACGGGTGATCTTTTAGGTTACGTTTACATGGTTGCTGATAACATGAATGAATCTTTACCAATTGAAGATTGGACAACCCTAGTAGATAAGGTTGAACTTCTGATTGGTGGTTCAGTCATAGATACCCAAGATTCAATTTTTACAGAAAATATCGCCATTGATACATTTGCACAAAATGTTTCAAAAAGTTCAAATGGTACACATCCAGGTGCAAGCGCATCATCATTTTTTTACCCCCTCCGTTTTTTCTTTTGTGAAGGTGCCAAATGTGCATTACCATTAGTAGCCCTTAATTATCACAACGTTGAACTTAGAATCTACTGGGGACCAAATGCAAGTGCATACAATATAGAAGTATTTGCTAATTATTATTATTTAGATAATGAAGAAAGAGGAAGCTTTGCATCACGGAAACACGATATGCTTATCACTCAAGTTCAAAAGAATCAAGCCTCAAATGAACTCGTTCAAGAACTTACATTTAGTCACCCCGTTAAATATATCGCGTGTTCTAACACTGAACATGACGGAGCTTTAACGTCAACATCAAATAAAGTCAAGTTAAATATAAATGGTATTGATACATCGAACTATAAATGGTGTCAACCTCACTTTGTAGATGCAATGAACTTTTATCATACAAATTTTGTAACGTCCCCAGATTTCTTTTTATATTGCTTCTGTTTATCAACAAGTTCACTTCAACCTACAGGAACATTGAACTTTAGTCGTCTTAATTCAGTCAAACTCATGAGTAAAACTCTACCAATCAACGACCCAATTTATGCAGTCAACTATAATATTTTGAGAATTGAAAATGGGATGGCTGGTCTACTGTATGCAAATTAAAATACGAACATATAATAATAGTAAGTATGCAAATTTTTGTCAAGACACTTACAGGTAAAACAATAACTCTTGAAGTCGAGTCTGTTGATACCATAGATAATATCAAATCGAAAATACAAGACAAAGAGGGAATCCCACCCGATCAACAACGTCTTATTTTTGCGGGTAAACAATTAGAAGATGGTAGAACACTTGCCGATTACAACGTTCAGAAAGAATCTACACTTCACTTGGTGCTCCGTCTCAGGGGTGGAGTTAAAAATTTACCAACTATTGAACGTTCTACAAAAGTTCGTCTAGGTAGTCAAGTTAAAAAACAGGATATCAAAGACCAGGCTGAACATACAATGGTCTTAAATGCTGGAAACCAACAGTTCCTAGCACCAACATCAAATGTGGTATACATCGCACCAACCTGCTCGATAGCTAACACAAATCCACAAGGTCATACACTGACAGTTGGTTCAAATGTTTACATAGATGATGATGGTTCAAATGTCGTGCATATTTTGGGAAACACCTATATTAGTGAAGATCTAACTGTAGGTGGAGATATACATTTCAAGGGTGATGTGACTTTAATTGCAACACAAAACCTAAACATCACAGATGCTATCGTCGAACTTGGAAAGAATAATACTTCCTCCGATGCAGTCCTAGATTTGGGTCTTCTTATGAATAGACCCGAGTCAAATGTAGCTGTTGGATATTTAGAATCTAGTGATGAACTCGTAATGGCTTACACTGAAAGTAGTGCGAGTAGTTCAACCATCGTGCCCCTCGCCTCCGAAGACCTCCGTGTTAAAGTGTATGGTGACCTGACAGCAACTGGTAACGTCACAGCCACCTACCTACATGGTGATGGGAGTGAACTCACCGGTATAGCTACAACACTACAATCCGTATCCGATTTCGGAAACACAACCTCGAACACCCTCCAACTTACAAATGTCACCACAGGTCTAGTCACTACAAGTAACATAGTTGTTGGAGGCAATGTTACAGCCACAAAGTTTTTGGGTGATGGGAGTGAACTCACTGGTATAGCTACAACACTACAATCCGTATCCGATTTCGGAAACACGACCTCGAACACCCTCCAATTTACAAATGACACCACAGCTTTTACAACCACCTCAAATATTATTGTCGGTGGAAGGGTGACAGGTTCCTCATTTCATGGTGATGGTGGAACGTTATCGAACGTCTCAACAGTCTCAACTTTAGGTGATATTATAGATTTGGGAAACACGACTTCAAACACGGTGTTATTTACCAACACAAATGCTGCTTTTAAAGCAACGGGTGGTATAATAATAAATGCGGGTGGTGTGAGTAAAAAAACCTATAGTTATACGAATACCATCGCAAACGGAACTAGTATAGCAAATGGAACTATAGGGGTCGTTTTCACCCAACATGTATTTTATGCCAAGATCGTGGCTCACCTTATCCACGCTGATAATGAAATTAGCACAATGTCTATAGAAGTTAGTGGTGGACATAGAACTGGTGGAACCCCGTTAGATGTAGCAAGAGGTCCAGCTGCTGTATTTGGGAACACAAATACAAATCCATGGTCGTCAGTGGTTACAAGTAACACAACTACTGTATTTATCAAACCAAATATCGATTTAACGTCCGAAGGAAACTATAATCTGTTTATCGAATATGTTTCACAACACAGTGACGGCAAAGTTTCTAAAATTACAAAGGGTGGTTCCGATGAAATAAGTTTCTTATACTAGTAACTCCACAATTATTTATTTTATACCCTTATATCAACAGAGATGGTCAGCACGAATATTCAGTTTTTCGAGGGGAATCTCGGAATTCAGAACTCGTCTCCCTCACACGATTTCAGTGTGGGGTCCAACCTCCATGTCGAAGATACAGGATCTAATGTTCTCGCTGTAGTCGGGAACGTCTCAGTCGCGAATACCCTCATACTGGGGAACTTTGCAGTCGTCGCGTCCCACGGCCTCAACCACGTGACTGGGGAGAACAATACAACCACAGACACTATCATCCTCCAAAATCCCACCACGGGGCTCCAAACAACTGCAAACATCTTAGTTGGTGGAAATATAACCGCAACATCGGGGGATCTGGAAGTCCTCGGGAACACCGCGATCACCGGGAACCTCCATACCACCTCAAACCTTGAAACTGGTGGACGCCTCAAGTTTGACGCCAACGTCTTCGTAGACACCCTCCGCGTCGCAGATGTCGCAGCAAACTTGGTGACCTACGACCAAAGCACTGGGGAACTGTTGGATTCGGCGGGGCTCTTCTCAAATAGGTTGGCCGTCGTGTCCAAACAACCACCATCTACCCTATCTGCTAACAGCACTACGGTGACCAACCATGGCACCTACACCCTCACAACCTCAAATCTGGCTACCGGGTCAAACACATGGAACGCCTTCGATGGGAGTACCTCTGTGGCTTGGGTCGGTGACGATACCTACACGGGGGCCTCCAACGCCTACGCGGGTTCCGTTCAACTTGCTGGGTCTACCCAACAAGGTGAATGGTTATCCCTTTACCTCCCCTACAAAACAGTCCTCCGTCATATGAAACTCACCCCATCCTCAGTTGAGGCCTACCCCGGGAGTGCCAATCTCTACGCCAGTAACGATAACTCAAATTGGGTAGAGTTGAAACATTGGGAAGATGTCGTTCCCTCCTCAGTTTCAGACACCCAAACAGTTGTCGTTAACGCACCAGCGTCCTATAGGAGATTCGCTATAGTGACAACCAAGGTCTCTGGGAATAACGCCAACGTCGCCCTCTCAGATTGGCAACTCTTCGCGGAATCCTTCACCGTCGACGGGGGGAAGGTCATACAAGCCATACCAACCCTAACTGGGGGTGAAACTATATTTGAACAGGTGAGCCCCCATGAAAGAACCCAAGTCGTCCAAACGTACCCCAAACTCAAAAAATATCCAGATATTTTATTACGGGGTTCAGATTTTCAGGGACACGTCGTGACATCAAGTAGTTCAGCGTTTTCAGAAACACATTTTGGAAATTTTAGAGCATTTAATGGACGTGTTGATACTGATATGGGATGGATGGCGGGTTATGGACAGGCTCTCGCTTGGACTACCGCTCTATATAATGGTGGTGGTGGGCTCTACTCATACACCCCAGCCGCATCTATCGCTGGTGAAACTGGGGAATGGTTGAAACTCAAACTACCCAAAAAAATTATTCTCGATCATGTCAAAATTATACCGCGACAAGAGAGCTCTGGAACCCATGCACCCTCCACATTCAAAATATTTGGTTCCAACGATGATTCTACTTGGGTTGAATTAATTAGTGAAACTGGGGTCATACCAGCATACAATTATGGTTCAACATACTCGCCAACATCTACTTTGACCACAGCCTATAATTACTATGTAATTTCAGTTCAAAAGACTGTGAGTGATACAGAGCTCTGTATAGCAGAACTTGAATATTATGGTAGAGAAGAAACAGTTATCAACTCGATTACCACCACCGGTGATACATCCGTAGATACAGTAATTAAATCTGTATTCAATACACCCGCGACAACAGGTCTCTCTCTCTACCTCGACGGAAATCAAGGTTCTACAGCGACCGACCTCGTCAGTGGTTCTACCCTAACAGTGACGGAAAATAACAGCACCTACGACGACACTGATAAAAGTTGGGTGCTCGATGGCTCTACGGAAAGTAATATACATTCTACCGCAATTAGCCTTACCACAAATGTGCACTCTGTGTCTATGTGGTTAAACGCATCAAACTTACATACAAATGTGGAGACCAACTCTCTATTTGTTATAGGCACGGAAACACCAGAAGGTAACACCTGCTCCAAAATTTCCACAACACGGAACCAACTTTTAGCATGGAAGAAACCATTAAGCGAAGATCACGTTCTAACCTCAAACACATGGCATCACCTCGTGTATGCATATGGGGGTGAGGGTAAATATAAAACTGCATACCTAGATGGCCGTCAAATTGGAACAGAGTACATCTACAAAACTGAACGCGTCAGGGAATATCCAGAATTTGTGATGAGTGCCGTGATACAAGAGCAACATGAAGTGACGAGGAGTTCTATCCATAGTGCTAGTTACCAACAATGGGATGCATTTGATAAACTTCAATATGGGGGCGCCGCGAACGAAGGTTGGATAACTGGTCCCCATTATACAAATGGACAACATAACGCAGATAGAAGTTCCTATGGTTTAGGCGGGGTTACAGGTGAATGGTTAAAACTTAAATTTCCGTACCGCATTCGCATGGAATCATATGATATGATACCACGTTCTAGTCAGGTGCAGCGTTTACCTTTAAACTATACTATACTCGGGAGTAACGATGATTCTACTTGGGATATAGTACATCAGGTTTCGGGTCAGACTGCCTCAGATCTAAATGTTCTTGGGCGTAAACTTATGACTGGAGCAAATAAAGATAATTTTTACAAATACTGGGGACTTGTCATACAGGGAATTATAGAAACCACGACGAACCAATACACGGCAATTCAAGAACTTAAATACTTTGGTGAGAGGGAATTTGACGAGTTCCCAAATTTTGAGATGAATGACTACGAAGAAGGTGGGTTCAGAGTTTCTGGTGAGGGGAGAGAATATAATGAGAATGGTTATCCTATATGGAATGTTTTCAGGCGCGATGACCTACAGTGGATAACCGCAGATAATGATGGGTACCCTAATAATGACGGTGTATACTCACAATCAAATACGTCTGGTGTGCGTCTAGCATCTAACACCGATTATGGTAAATATATGAAACTTAAATGCCCTAGACAATTTGTCTTAAAAAATATGACTCTCAGAGACCACGACTCGTATTACATTAAAGATTTTAAAATATACGGGTCAAACGATGATATTAATTGGACTGAAGTTTTATCGGTAACTGGTAGAACCGCGAGCGGTTTAACATTTGGATCAAATCATGATGCTGACACAACTACAAAGGCCTATAACATGTTTGCCATGGTCATATCAAAGGTAAATGGTGGTACTACAGCTCGTATTCAAATATCTCAAATCAGATTTTTCGGTACACCTGTATCCGAAGTTCTCCACCTACCAGCCACCCCAGAGGTCCGTGTGGGTGGATCCTTCGATGGAAAGATTGCAAATTTTAGGGTCTACGATAAATACCTCCAACCTGAGGAAGTGGAGGAACTTTGGGATGCCCAAAAGCACCAGTTTGGTCTCGCCAAGTCTTCGGTGACCTTCTACAAAGGGAGGGTGGGGATAGGGACGACAGAGCCCAAGGGTGCACTAACAGTAGCAGATGAAACCATCGATTTCAGGGGAACTGGGGTGTTCCCCCCGGGTCCAATGGATTCCGAAAGCACCAAAATTCCTGGGCATGGTATATTTAAGGCGAGTGGGGGTGATTATTACGGTTCTGGTTTTCCCACCGAAATCCAGGGTGCTGATCAACGATACGCACCTTGGCAATTATTCCAATATACTACAGATCATGAGGATGGAGATAATCAAAATGGAGCGGCCTCGGATGCTTATTGGCACGGCAAACTTACATATGATTCCACCCCACCTTACGCAGCGAAGACAACCATTGCAAATGACCAAATTTCACCCAAAACCTTCGGTATACCCGGTGTAGGGATGTCTTACGGTAACTGGGTTGACCTTCACTGCCCCTATAAAGTTCGTGTGAATGAAATAGAAATAGCAAGGGTCTCGTCCGCCAAAGACTCATTACCAGGTGCCGGATATCTTCTTGGTTCGAATGATCAAGGAGAAACCTGGGAAATTATACACACATTTTCAGGGTGGACAGAGAGTGATTTTGATTTTGGGCGGTACTATGCCACGTTCCACTTCCCACTGGGTGAGGTGGGGTATAAGACCATTCGTTTACATGTGACACATCTCACCGGGGATGGTGAATACATACGTATATCAGGTTTACGGTACAGGGGTGTAGCCGTGCCCACGGAAAAGGGTCATTCAACTCTCCATGACGGTGAATTACTTCTAACGAAATCCCTTAATGTACCCAGATTTGGACCACCACTGGGAAGCAATAAAGTTCCGAGTAGGGATACACTTCTTGTCGAATACGATACATCGATACCCATCCATGGGAGACTTGTCGATTATTGCGCCACTGATACTAGTGGAAATGGGTTGAATGCAAGAATGTACAACGAAATGGTTTTTGATAACGCTGATATGTCATTTAGATTCATTAGTGAAAATGATTTTATGCAGGTAAATTTGAATAGTCTTTACACGAGCCACATGCCGCGTCACATTGTTAGAGGCAATTTTCAGCACACGATGTCAGTTTGGTTTTATGTGGAGGAATTTAGTCCGGACCCATGCATATTTCATTTAGGACCCGCGGGTGTGACAGATGGTAAAAGTAGTCTTATTCAAATTAATAATACCAACCAATTGGTGTGGTATCTCGGTGACGGCTATATGCGATTTCCTCATGGATTTCAAATGCATAGGTGGTATCACATGGTAGCTGTGTATAATGGTGATACGGGTACAGACGGACGAAGAGTATGGATAGATGGAAAGGAGTTATTTACAGACTATATAACAAATGTGTTATTTGAAACGCCATTGGATATGACTGACATGAATCTCCACTTCGGTAGGCAAATTGACGGAACTAACGATTATTATGGTAAAATGTCTAGTATACGAATGTACAGGTCTGCTCTAAACGAGGGTGAGGTGAAGCAACTGTACGATTTGGGGCGGAAAGGGACTGGGAACCAGGTAAATTTTGAGCATACAGCTGTAGCTATAGGGTCTCATCAACCAAGGGCACTTTTAGATGTTGCAGGAAGCGTGAGGGCGCAGGCAAATTTCCAAGACACCTTCACGGGGCAGCACTTTTGCGTCCCCGAGGGTCCCATGGGGGAGGGCCTCGTTGTATCGGCTAATAAAAATCAGTACATCAAGATGAACGGTGGTCTCAGTACGGGGTCAGATGGGATTACCATCGACGAGTCCCTCCCAGTGGTAAGTCTATCTGGGGTCTCCCAAGATAAAAGCTGCTTTGGGGTGGTCTCCAAAATTGAAAAGAGTGGGAATAGTCGTATAGAAAACTTGGGTGGGTTAATTTCTGAAACACCCAAGGTGCGCGGTGACAATAGAGTTGTCGTGAACTCCCTAGGGGAGGGTGCCCTTTGGGTTATCAACACTGGGGGACCCCTAGAATCTGGTGACTACGTGACGACCTCTAACGTCGTGGGGTATGGTGAGAAACAAAGTGGCGAGTTTCTCGCAAACTATACGGTGGCCAAAGTCACGATGGACTGTGACTTCACGGGATCGAATGTGGCGGTTCGGGCCCCAAAGAAGGTCGAGACTTTGACGACGGTTACGGAGGATGTTTGGAGTAACCTCACAGCCTACAATAGGTCCTCTACGACGGAGACCCAATACATCAACGAGGAGAACGTGGTCCTCGATGAGGAACATTGGTCTAAACTGACCACAGAGGAACAGAATACCTACTCAGACACCACATTGACTACATATTACCAAATTAAAAGGGGTAGAAACCTCCTAGATGAGAAGGGCTCAATCCAATGGGAAGATACAGACAGGATGAAACCGGGGTACAAGGTGAGGTACCTAGACGCTTCGGGTGTAGAGACCGATCAAGCCAATGTGGTATACACAGCGGCCTTTATGGGGTGCACCTATCATTGTGGTTGAGTACAGAGTTTCTTTTCTTCCCCTATATTAAATGTCTCTAGAGGGCGTTCAAGGTTTTCTGGAAATTCCAAATGCATCTCTAAAGGTATCAGGGAACGTCCACGCAGATGGCCTCAAGTTGGGAGCGGTTGAATTGATTCCCTCCTACGACCTGGCCTCCGTCTCCAATGTCGGGAACACCACCACCCAAACGGTGCAGTTCACCAACCCCACGACCTCCCTAGTGGCCTCCTCCAACATCATGATGCTCAACACAGCCAACGCCCTCCAACAGGTTACCATGAGTGTCGGGGAGAATGCAGTACCCTACACGAAGCAGAGTGTGAAGATTTTTGAAGATAGTGCACTGGGTGCGACGCAGGCGTCGGCCTACTACCTAGGAAGAGCTGTCACGGTGAGTGCGGATGGAACTATAGTTGCTTCGGTGGCTACCCATGATAACAATCCTGCGGGAGACAACGGTTCCGTCTTATTTTGGAAAAAAAATACGTTAGGGGAATGGTACGTGTATCAAATAAATCGGGATGTTACGAATCTATCCCCGAGTGGGCACTTGGGTCACTGGAATGGTTCTACCATGAGCATGTCTCGAGATGGTTCAACGCTTGTTATTGGAGCACCTTATTCAGATGCGGTTGGCACAAACAGAGGAAGAGCATACGTTTATACACAAACCGCGGGGGTGTGGAATTTAGTCAAAGAATTATACGCCAGTGACGCGGTCGACAGCGACTATTTCGGTTCAGGTACAAGTATTTCGAGTGATGGTTCTGTTATCGTCGTGGGAGCCGAGCGCAACCACGCTAATGGTCAAGCTGACCAGGGTGCTGCATACATTTACCATAAATCTGGGGGAACGTGGCCCTCTACACAATCACAAAAAATAACGATGGCAGAAAATGACGCTGATAGTTATTTTGGCAGTTCTGTGGCTCTATCAGATGATGGGTACACATTGGTTGTTGGCTCGTCTCACCATGATAATGTGGCTACAAACGAAGGTGCTCTCTTTATATTTGAGAGGGGCTCTGGAACGTGGACACAAACCAAAAAAATGTGGGCATCGGATTTTGCAACAGGTGGCGACATGCTTTTAGGTCAAAGTGTCGCAATATCCGGAGATGGAACTATTATTGTCGCGGGTGCATGGGGTAATGACACCACGGGATCGAATAGGGGCGCTGTCTACATATATGTAAAATCTGGTGGTGTTTGGCCGACGACGGAGACCCAACTACTCCGAGATAACGATGGGAATAACGAAGACTATTTCGGTTGGCATGTATCCATGAGTCAAAGTGGGGATAGAATTATAGTTGGCGCGGAGAGGGACCATCATCCAAATATGGCCGGTGCTGGGGTAGATGGTGGTTCTATAGTGGTTTTTGACAGAATCAATGGCGTGTGGAACCAAACTAAAAAATTTTTTGGGGGAGGGAGGAACGGCGCTTCCTCCGAACTGGGTTTTAGTACAGCGTGTTCAAATGATGGGAATGTCTATGTTGGGGGCGCACCTCAGTCCGAAGTACAAGGAGGTGATGCCGGTCATATCATAATTTACGAAGAAAATGTATGGAAAGAACGCACTAAAACTTTAAACGTTGACGCAGCTCTCATTGCCCAAAACCCTGTATTTTTCAGTGCTACATGCTCGGCATATGAATTGAACGGTGGTCAGGTTATTCCTTGGGATATGGTGTTAATGAATCGCGGGGCTGGTTATAACCCCAATACGGGTGTATTTACAGCTCCGATTGCAGGATATTATTTTTTTATATATAGTACGATGGGGATCAATACGTCGGCCCCATTAATGTTAACATTCCGTAAAAATCAAGTAAATTCGGGGAAATTTCACGGTTCATATAGCGATCCGACAGGCTCCGGCGACTCGAAGTATAATCATCAAGCTAATAGTATTATAGTTGATTTAGAGGTTGGTGATACCCTAGATGTGTGGTTGACTGAAGGTAATTTACATGAATATTATATGAAATATAATGGATTTTATTTATCCTCATAGAATATGAGTCTATTAAAAGTATTGGAAGAGCGGTATCCGGGTAGACCCTGGTGTCTTTGGACCCCCCGTTATGAAGATATTCAATGGAAGGACATACCGGAATCTGAGAGGATGACCAAGGAGGAGGTTGAGACGCGACTTAGGGAACTCCTCCATGAGAAGGCTTTCGAT